ATCCATTCAGCGTACCTATAGAGTCCCAGCAGAAACATAAATTTTCTTGTAATTTACCTTCTTGCTGTAAATCTAATAGTTCAGTCATACTTAGTGAAATGTCTTCAATAACTGGTTCATACCTTAAGGGCTTTGAAGTCATCTTACTATGTTGGTGGTCATAATTTTGATACTTATCTAATAAGTCTTGATTACTCATGTATAAAAATCTACCACTGTAAGTTATTTCACCAGTTTCTTCATCTACATTCTCATCGAACTTAACACCACACTTTCTAGCATGTTCCCAATCAAAATTACCTTCAGTTTCAAAGATAACTGGCAAATCACCAATTCTTTGAGCACCTGCTATTGATTCATAAAAAGCAGTTGATTTACCCGTATTTGAATATCCTCTAACTGAGTTTACATAACCTCTAGCAAAACCTGGTATTCCGATAGCATCATGCCACGCTTTAGATAAAGGTATCCAAGATAGCTCTTTATCCTTAACGGTTTTTTCAACCCCCTGAGATTTTTTAAAATCTTCTAAACTATAAGAGGATTTAGAAACAGTTTTTTTACTCGGTTTTTTACTTTTTGCCATATATTCTATTTTTACTGCACCCAGAGTTGTTTTATTTTTTCACTATTTTAGGAAAAAAAAGGGGGTAGGTAACCTCACCCCCTTTTTTACTATTATATTAAGATGTTACCTATTTAGAATGGTAAATCATCTTCTTCTTCATCTTCTTCTTCAGCTACGGTATCGTAACTATTTTCACTTTCAGTTAACTCTTCTGTTTTAACATCTGAAGTGCTTTTGGTATCAATGTTTTTGCTACCACCTCCCATTGTGATTTGGTCTTCTAATCCACTGTTAGAGTCTTCTGAATCTTCATTTTCAGCTTCTAAGTCTTCTTTTGCAATAAATTTTTCTTGCTTCTTACTCCACATTGGGATTTTTCCTAAGACTACAATTTTTAAGTAATCGTAACCTTTTACTGAGTAAACTTCTTTCCAACTCTTATTGTTACTTAACCAGCCTTTAGCTAGTTTTTTATCCTCACTTAGAGGCCCTTTATCGAATGCTTGGATTGAGTTAACCATTGGGTAAGTACCACCTCTTGGGTTTTTAACTCTAACTATGTTAAGAATTAAGTCTCTACCTACTTCAGGGTCTGTGATATCTTCTTTTAATAATCCAATGGTTGCCATTATTTTATCAAAGATACCTTCTTTTTTGTAGTTAATTGGAAATCTCCAGAATTTTATACCTTCGTCTTCGTTTTCTCTGTCAATAACTCTTACGATGTACATTAACCTAGCTTTATATTTCTTTGCTAATTCTTCATCACTTTTTTCACCCGTAGAAAGTAGTTCTTCTCTAGCTTCACAGAAAGGACAATCTTCGTCATTCAGTTCTTTAATACAAGTGAATTTACGGTTTTTACCGTCAACTTTAGCACTGTGTACGTGAACTTCTTCGAAAGGTGTTTTACCTTCTTCTGGTGGTAAAATTCTAATTTTTTTAACTGCACTTTCAATACCATCTGGTAAATACGTAGTGAAGTAATTTGTTTTGTCAAATGAGTTGTTACTCGATTTTGAAGTCGCTGTCTCGTACTGAGCTAACATCGCTTCTAACGGATTTTTTTTCTCGTTACTCATAGTTATAATTTTGTTATTAGTAAATGTCCGACCTTCGTTTTTTATATGTCGGAGTCTTTATTTGTATCACCACCACTTATAATTCACGGGTGGTAATCGTGTTACGCTACCTAATGATTTACATTAAAATAACTGAGCCAAAGATACTAATTAAAATGAGTTATTACAAGTCTTTTTTAATATTTTTACAAAAAAAAAGGTGTAATAATTAAATTACACCTTTCGTTTTGATATTTAATACTTTAGCTTTAAAAGCTTTGATTACTTTGGTAATCTTCGTCTTTAAAAGAGTCTTTAATCTCCATTGGATTAAAATCTCTATCCACATCATCTTGAGTTAGTACATATTCTTTCTCACCATCCTTATCTTGATTCATAACGTCATAATTACCTTCTTTTTCAGACCAAAAATCTGTTAATTTTAGGTTATAAGGATAAGAACTTAATGAACGCATTTCTAATTTTTCTTCAGGAGTCGGATTTCTTTTCTCAAATTCATTCTCTAAGTCATCTATCTTGTTATTCATAGCCGACATTTTATCTAAAGAATTAGTTAGATTGTCTAATTTACTTAATAACATTTCAGCTTTTTTATTGGCTTCTTCAGCTGAATTCTGTGCTTCTTCAGTTCCTTGTACCAAATCAGTTACATCTAATTCAACTTCATCATCCATTTCAGGTTCAGGTTCCATTTCAGGTTCAGGTTCAACTTCGGCTTCTGGTTCAACTTCGGCTTCTGGTTCCATTTCAGGTTCAACTTCAGCTTCTGGTTCGACCTCATCAGTAGATTCCACATCTTCTTCTGGTGGCTCTTCATTTATCATTTCACCATCAGGTTCGTAATTGTCTTCTTCCTCACCAATATAAAAGTCATACTCCATTAATAAGTTAAACCTTTCCTTATCTCTCTTATTATCTTCGTTTGTGTACTTTTTCATTACATTAATAGTTGTCTACCGTCTTCAATGATTATTTTTTTATTAACTCTTTCAAGGACGCTTTTATCACCCTTTATCTCTTTAGGAACGCAGTTACCGTCAGTATCACATATAGTACCTTCATTACTAACATTTCCATTTTCATCTAAAAAGTCATTTAATTTTTCTACTTTATTATCCATAATATTATTTTTTTAATTTAGTTCTTATAATATAAATAGATTGATTTTACTAAAAAACACGTTTTATTGATATAAATGATAAATTATCGCCACTATTTAAAATTATTTGGTTATCATACTTAAACCAATCAATTTTCCATTTCTTATAGTTAATATTACCAACCTCTAAATCATACTCTCTCTCAATTAGTTTATTGAGTGCATTTATAGTGTAAAATGTATTTCTTTTCTTATGTATAATAAGGCCATTTCGGAAATAGTCTTTTACTTTTATGAATTCACCTACACCTATCTCAATGTAGAATGTGAAAATGTATTGTGAAGGGTTATCTAAATTTTCGAAAATAAATATGTCGGACGAATTTACATTAAACTCGTCTTCTATGAACTCTATTTGTTTAATTTTATCTTTTTTATCTACGAATACTAGGATTAGTAGTTTCTTGGTCATATAGGGTTTATTGAATACAGAAATGGAATGTATTTTATTTCGTTGTTTATACGTTCCAGTTGGTTATTGTATTCAATAAGTATCTCTTCACCCTCTATAAATACAAGGCTTTTTTCAATTATCTTGCTTTTTATTTTATCTGAATCTAACCCAACAAAATTAGCTAAATTCAAATCAACACCAAATATTAAATCACTACCATATATGTACATAACGTTATTCTCTGATTTATAGGATATTACCTTATCTAAGTTATATATTTTTCTTACTATTTTGTAAAGTTTCTTCTTAGAATACTGAAGAAAGTCTAAATCTACATAATTAATTTTATCTGTAGATTTTTTGTAGGAGTATCTTATGAAGTCTTCTAAATCATTCGTGTAAACATCTCGTTTTACATTCTTCTTTAGCGTCCAGAACGTATTTTTATCGATTTGTTTATTGAGTATGTTAACCAAATCTTTCTCAAAATAACTCAGTGTTAATTCGTACCCAACTATTAGTGTTGGTAAATCTTTAAATATCACATCATCCAGTGACTCAACTATGTTGAATTCTGGTCCTATGTCTATTTTTCTTTCAGAAACTATATTAGCAATCTCCATTCAGCAAATATACTTAAATTATTTTACTTAAACAACTAATTGGTATCTAAATCGGATTGGAATGAAATATCTGATACTTTAAAATTTAAATTTCTTTTAGAATAACCGTTTTCAGTATTCCTACCCTTACACTTACCTTCAGATTTAATACATCTAGTTGGGTCATTATCATCAAATTTAACGCATTTGCATCTTCTTAAACCCTTAGGGAATGGGAAATCACCTGTTTTCCATAACTCGTATTCAGGACCCAATTCATTCATTAAACTTTCAAAGTCAAAAGTATATGGGTCTATTTTTCTACCTGGTGATACCCAATGATGGCCCGTTATATATTTTAAGTTTGGTACCGATGGTTTTAAATTCTGTATTAAAGCTAAACAACTTTCAAACATCTCAGTTGTGTATTCGCTAGGTCCTTGAGTACCTAACATAGAAAATGATATACCAATGCTATGTCCGTTAACAAACTCACCTCTAGGCCCATATGATTGACCAGCGTGACTAACCACTTTATTAATTGGTGAACCTTGATATATTTGACCTGCTTTATCGATTAAAAAGTGGTACCCAAAATTTTTAGATTGTAAAACATCAATGTCGCTTCTTACACTACTACCAGCAGTCCAATGTAATACGACTGTGTCTACAGTGGATATGTCTCTAGTTCTAGTACCCCTAAAATATGGGTTAAGTTTATTAAATTTTTCTTTTACTACTTCTACAAAACTTTGTATCTTCATTATTCTTCTATTACTATACCTTGTAATAGTTGTAAATTAACATTATTTACAACACTACTAGCTTTTATTATTTCATTTTCAAAATCAGTATTTAAATCACTTCTTTCTAGTTTAGATAAGTCACGATTTTCTCTATTAACTTCGTCTAAATTTGTTATTAAGTGTGAATATAGGGTTTCATCATCAATCATTTTAGTTTTAACCGAGCGTATTCTCACACCTTTAAAAGTGGTTGTCATATGATTAGGTTTAATACTATGACTTGTATTAATAATAGTATACGCCCCATCAAACATTGGTATATTATTTAGTTGAAAGTACATGAAAGGTTGAACTTGGGCACAGCCTAACATTTCTATTTCGGCTGAATATGACCTATTGTTATAAACATCAAATAAATTTTGACCTATTGAATTATTCCTATTTTGATTAGATAGTCCGTCTATTATCTCTAAACTTTCCTGAGTTTCGACAAATTCGTTTTGATTTAATTTGTAGTTTTTAAACACTGACTGATTCTGGTCTGAATAATTAACTAATACGTATGGTATTTTCGTAGTACCACTAGAAAAGTCTGAAGGTAATGAACTACCGTCATTTACATTAATGTCATCTCCATTACACTTAACGTCTATAGCAAAACTATCATTTTTCTTAAATTTACTTTTTTCGTCTATGTTTAGTTGACTAGATTGTTCACCAAAATACATGCAAATAAATTGAGGTCCTTTCGCACCCACTTCTTCATTAAACCTAAATGGTGTAAATATATCTCTCACATCTTTAGGTGATGAGTAATCTATATACGTCGGTAACGGTATAAAGTCAAAATTATTGTCTTTAAGTATTCTAGCTATAAAATTGTAAAAACTAATGTTAGTGTTATTTTTCCAAAAATCTACAAATGTTGTTGGTGCAATTTTAAACTTATCAGATATATCAGTATACGACCTATCAATGAAGTTAAATCTTTTATATAAATCGCTAACGACCGTAGATTCCTTATCTTGTGGTATACCTACAATCCATTTATCGTAAATAGATTTTATATTCTTATATATACTTAGTTTAATGTCATCGTCGTTATTTGTTTTAAAAATCCTTTCCTTCGAATTATCAGTCTCATTGTTCAATGTAGGTTTATTTAATCTACTAAATTCTTTAAGGAATGAATTTAAGTACGTTTCAATGTATTCACTAGGTGCCGAAATATTTTCATGTGTATTTTCAGAACCTTGCCATATTCTATGAGTACTGTTTACTATTATTCTATTATCTAACATAAAGTCTATAACTCTGTTAGAGGCATCACTATCATCTCTTATATCTAAAATGAAATTATTTTCCTCGTCATCAGGCGATATCACATAATAGTTTTCAGCCACATTACTTTTTATAATACTAGAGTTTCTATAGGAAGGGATAAAGTTGTTAAAGTTACTCCAAACTGAATTTATTTCAGATTCACTGGCCGTATCTTTAAATATTTCCATTGAGTCTTTTATCTGAATCCACCCGTTTGGATTGTCAACCCACTGAGTGAATTGATTAATGAATTGGTCTTTAACACTACTTGGTAAATTTAAAATTACATCATTAACACTTTCGAAACCAGTACCATTGTCTTTAAATTCTAAATTTCTGGAATATAAACCAGATATTAAGTACCTATTTTTTTCAACTTGTGGATTACCATCAAAATTAGGTACATTACCATCTAAACTTATAATATCTTCTTTAACTTCATTCCTATACAAAATAGCACCTAAAAATAAAATCCAAGCGTATGGTACTGAAACGAAACCACTACTGTTATTGAAGAATGTAAGGTCTTTTTTAACCAATAATCCTTTTATATATGCATCTTCTTTACCACCTAAACCAATGAAGGGTAGTGTATGTAAAAATAAGTAAGCCTTACCGATATTGCTTTGTTCATAATAAAGTTTACTACCAAATAAATTATAACTCTTACCGTTACTTTTAAAAGTAGGTTCAAATTTAAAACTTCTATTCAATATAAAATTCTCTTTTACATTTGATAATAGTTTTTCTTTAAACGTTGTTATTGGATAAACTGAATTTAAACTATTTATTTCACTTCTATTTATATTTTTAACTTGAGTATTATACCTAAAACCATCATTATTTTCAATGAAAGTATCGTATTGACTAACTTCATTAGTATTTCTAAATGATTTTAAAACATCAATACCGCTTTCATAAAACTCATAGTAAAGTGGTAATGAGCCTACCTTTTTATTCTCATAACTTAAGAATTCATGGGTTTTATAAATACCACCTAGAAAATTATTATACTCTTTAATGTTAACATCATTCGTGTTATATTTAAGACTTTCCCTACTGTCCCTACTTAAATTAAATGATTTTACGATAGATTCACCACCAGCTGGTACATACGAATCGTAGACGAATGAATTGCTATATTCATTGTTGTTAATAATCTTAATGAATGTTTCATATTCAGCTTCACCTGAAACCGCCGAACTGATAAAAGTATATTCGGCTAACTCCCTATTATCAGTAACATTTAGCGAATTAACACCACTTTTAAGCTCTGATTCTGGTTGATTTATTGGAAGATATGTAGGTTCGGCGTCTTCAATATCAATATCTTCTATATTAAGATATTGATATTTTAAATCATGTCTATAAACGAATCTATCATCATCACCAAACAGACCAAAAAAGTCGGCTTCATCACTAAATAATCTTATTCCATATTTATCCTCCAGAACGTCTCTAAAGTTACTTAGTTTATTACCAATAGTTTCAGTGTTTGCTTCATGTTTTATAAATGATAGTTTAACACTTGGATTTTCTAGTGCATTATACGCTTGGTTGGCCTCTATTTTGGCCATTGTATTTATTTGTTCATTCGTTAGTGTTTTATTACTATATCCTAAGAAAATCATCATTCTTTGATATAATAATTTAGTTACTTCATCTTTCTTAAGTTCACTAATACCCTTCCAAGGATTTACGTTACTTCGATTAAAAGCTTTGGTTTCTAATGGATTTACAGGTACCCAGTTTTTATTTAGTGTTTCACTGCCGTCTAATACTTGTTCATCTATTTTATCGGCCTTTAGTATGGCGTTAAATAGATTATCAATAAACCTAACTTCTCTAAAATCAGCAAATTTAGGGCTAGAACCTAACCACTTTTCTACTAAGTCATCCCCTTCTTTTTCTACATATTCAGGGAATGGTTTAATTTTTATAGTAGGTGAGTTATCAAAATTATCGAATTCTGAAAAGTTTTCTTTATTAGTCCCTTCTATTGTCCTAGTGCCGTTATTAACTTCTTTTGTTATTTCAGTACCTAAGTTCCTAATTACTTTAATAAATAAATCTACATGTTCACATAAGATTCTAAAAAATGAGCCTATGGACCCGTTAAAGTCGATACTTTGATTATCAAAGAATTGAGTTAAACCACCAACAAATTCATTAGTAACTTCATTTGTTTTTTCTTCTAATTGACCGTTTATTCTATTTTTTATATTGTTAATTTCTTGAATGGCGAATCTAAGGTCAATTATATCATATCTATTTGATGTTGGTATATTATTTTCATTAAGAAATGGTCTATTCCTTAATTGATTAATGAAATTATTATATAAAGCTTCTGTTACACTACCACCTATGTTCTCATCCTCAGTTTCTTCAACCCTTTTAAAGTTACCATATAAATCCAATATTTCAGTAGGATTATTTAAAAATTCTGAATAAGTTAAAAATGTATTGGCGTTACCACTACCAAAGTTTCTATTTAGAAAGTGAGTTACCCTAAATCTTTTATAGTAAACACCTCCACCATTCAGTTCGAACTTATCTTTATTCAATGAATATGATTCAGCACCACTACTCTTGGTAAATGAATTATATTTCTCAACTAACTCTAAAACATTATTGTAAGTGTTAGTGAGTTCATCACCAAAGTCACCTGTGAACGGTTTATATGCAATAAGGTTTGAATTGTTTGAGTTGTTTTGTAATTTTATTAAATCTTCAGAATAATTTAGTGAATTTTTAAGCTCACCCAATATGCCTTCTAATTTACTATTCAAATCATCATAAACAGTTAGCGCTCTTAATCTATCATCATTTTTCTTGAAGTTGAGTATAAACTTTTCTAACTCCTTAATACTCTTTTGTAGTTGCTCAAAAGTCGTAAAACCTTCTGGTAATGGTCTAGCTTCAGGCATGTACGGAACGGCCCTTAAATAACCCATAAGAAGGTCACTTAAAAATGCGTAAGTATAACCGATAAAGTCACAATTAATTATGAAACTACCAGTTTCTGCATCTAACTCACCATTAAATTTAGTTAGGTGTAATGCATATTTAACTGGTTTACCATAATAACCTTTTACTGTTAAATAAAAAATAGGGTAAGGCATTCTAAATAAGAAACTATATGGTGAGTTCTCACCCATTTCAAATAATTTACCCCTTATATCTTTAAATTTTATTTTAACTATTGGTGTATATGAGGTATTAAAATTAATATCAATTGATTCAATACCTAAGGTACCTAAGTCTGGATTTTCTTTGTTAAAAGTTGAATTTAATTCGGTATATCTAGTAGTTAGTGTTTTATCGTTTTCCTCTGAACCGTCAATAAAACTAATTCTAGTTGTTTCACTATTATCACTTGATACTTGAGTTGTTGTGTCTTCAGATTCATTAAATATTAAAATTTCGTTACTTCTTCTAAAGACTTCTAACTCTACTGAAATAGATAAATCTTCAACGTTCACTGATTCAGAACCACAAGGATTTGGGTCTACAATCAATAAATTTTGGAATTCAACACTTTTGGCATTAGAACCTGAAATATCATTAACCATATAATCTAAAATATTTATCTACTTCACTTAAATAATCGTTTACTGAGGTTTTTAAAGGAAACGGTACTCTTATAGTTTTGTTATTAGGAATATTAAATTCCATACCACCGAATTCTGGATTAGCTAACATTATTAACCACCCGTAATATGGTGAGTTATAATATTTTTGACTCAGTATATCAAACCTAGTGCTACCTACCTTATAAGTCAAGTATTTATCAGTGTTTTTTTCTGGTATAGGAATACCAGGTACTGACTTAAAGTTATCATCACTTCTAAATCTGTCGTATCTATCTAAATATTGTTGTGCCATAATTTATAAATTTACTGTATTTGGTAAGTTTATTTCGGGCCATCTTAATTTGAAAACACCTTTATTACCGTCTGATGTTAAGGTCTCAAATAAAGTAATGAAATCTTTTAAATTAATTAAATTAATACCGACACTAAAGGTAGTGGTAGATGAATTTATAGTACTTTGAGAAGAACCATCTGAGTTTTCAATAATGAAACTACCTTGACTGTCAGGTTTGGCTGTAACACTTCCCACATTGACAACATCTAATATGTTATTTGAGTTCACTAATGTTATATTACCCGTTAAATTTTTATTCAATTCAATTATATTACTAGGGTTATTTTTATACTGAAACTCTAGGTATAATTCAGTAGTAGAAGAATTATAATTATACCCTACTAGATTTAGATTTTTAATCTGATTTCTAGGGTTTGTAGCTGAGGGTTCAACTGTCTGTTTAGATGCCTGCTTTTCTGCTACGGCTTCTTGGTCATTAACTAAACTATTATTACCTTCTTTAGTTATTGGGTTATTATCTTCACTCAAGACTGTTTTTAAATCTTCTATACCACTACTTAATGTTAACCCATCTTCACCTCTAACATATCTATCAGCTCTTGGGTCGTATACCTCAGTATTACCAAAATAATTAAATGATACTGCATTTTGTAATTTATTAATAGGGCCTTTTAAAGAACTACCACCGATAAATTTAAAGCTTAGCGAAACTTTGGCTATCATAGGTTGAACACCTACACCTTCAGGGTTTAAATCCCATACAAGTGGTTCAAAGTCAAAACTAACATTATCTATTACAATTTTGGTATTATAAAAATCACCTATTCTTAATATACAAATTGGTGGTGCACCAAATGCTAAATTATTGGCTCTATTATCATCATTAGTAGGGCCTTGCCTTGTACATTGTTGTAAAAATGTTAATCTAGAGTTAAAGCCTTCTGGTGTTGTGGAATGGAAAGCTGGTTGAAATAATTTTATTTTCTCACGAATTGAATCATATATTATTTTATCGCTATTAGCTTCACTCTTCTCTAGTTTTTCAAAATATTCAGATTCTTTATGAAATCTTCTTTTAATTTTACTTACAAATTCTTTATTATACCTTACTTCTTTCTCTGTTTCAGCGTTTTCAGTATTTTTAGAATCTAAACTTCCATCGTATTGAAATTCTAACGTTACTTTTCTATCTCTTTTAACACTTTCAGAGTCAACTTCACCAGTAGCATTAGAATCGCTACTACCTCTAGGTTTTCCTTCTAATACCTTTACGTTTTTTCCTAAGTTTTCTCTTATCCAAGTCTTAATACTATCTATCCTATCGCTACTTAAATTTTGATTATCCTCACTATTACCAGCTAAACTAGAGTAACCAATTAAATCGATTCTGAATCCTTCATTGTTATTTAAAAAGTCTTTTATGCTTTGGATGTTACTTTCATTATTCCAAAAATAATTTAAACCAAAATTAGTATTATTCTCATAACTATCAGTTGTTTCAGAATTATAACCGCTATCTGGAATTGTAGGGTTAGGTTGTACTTCACCACCAACCTCGTAATTAGGGTATTTCTTAAGTGAGGCAACATCATTAGCGAAATAAAAATTAATATCGTCTGGTTCTTGAACAGCACTTGCCTCTACTGTTTCACTTACTGGAGCTTCAGCATTGCTAACTTTTTGTATTTCACCATATTCTTCAGCTGATAAAAAATTTTCGTAGTCCGAACACCCAGCCATTATACTACTGATTATTTCATCCGAGCTTAAATTATTATCATTTAAGTAATCTGGGTGGTCAATAATTACTTTAAAACTTAATTGACCAATTCTTTCAGTGTTGTTATAAGTGTATATTGGTTCTCCTCTACCTATGAAATTAGTTGAATCCCAATTTACTGAGCTAGATTCATTAAAATTAATATCATAAGGTGGAAACCACATTATTCTACCTTTGGTCCCAGTTATAGGGTCACCTGAACCAGTTTCAAAGTTGGCTATTTTTGATAAATTATCAGCCCAAGCTAAATTTTCTATCGAGAACATATATTTTTTGACGTCTTCAGTGTCGTCAGAAGGTACATTGCTATATGGAGATATTTTAACAAACCCATTGTCACCTAACACTGAATCTTCAATACCATCTCTAATCCTTCTAGGATTATCTTTTAAACCACTATTTTTTTGTAAATCATTTACAGTTGAATATTGTTTAGTTGAACTCCAAGTTCTACAGAAAACAAATTCTTTATCGTTATTCAATAAGAAATCTTCACTCAACACACCACTACCTTTAGATAACCTACCACCTGAAGGTGTTGTTAATTGGTCTTTCTTATTAAGATTTTCTACGCCTTGTTCATTAAATGTGCTATTATATAATCTGAAGTTATCTTTACTGAATAAATTCTTTGTCTTTGATAAAATAGAATTATCATCACTAAAAGTAACATCTGGACTCCATATATCACTTGAACCATTAAACTCTACTGATTGGGAACTACTTGGTATAGACCCAAGAGGTGTGTTGTTAAATGACAATTGACTTAAACTAGGGTCAGTTGGTTTAGTGTATTGATTAGGGTCTGTTACACCTATATCATTCCTGTCACTTTCATATTCGGGGCTGTATTGGTTTTGATTTAAACTTTCAAATAATCTAAGAATTTGACCTCTACCAGTGTTTATAATTAAAGCGTTGTTTCTCTCAATCGAATTCGTCTTGTTTAAAGGTGTTTCTTCGAAAATTGACCCCTCACTATCTATTTGTGAAATGGGTAGCTGAAAACCCGTTAAATTGAGTGCTGTGTCTAATACACGGCCACCAGTTGAGCTACTTACTGTTATCGAGTAATCTGGATTTAAAAAATCTCCACTTCTTAGTAAACTGAATGGTTGAAGGTTTACTTTCCCTAATAATTCTTTTTGTGCGTTAAATGAAGCTTTTTGACCTAAAGCTAACAATAACTGCTCACCAGCAATAATACCTAGTTTAGTATCGTTTATTGCGCCTACACCACCTAAAACTCTACCAGTTATTGATGTATTAACACTGTTTTGTGGGAAGAATCCATCTGAACCTAATCCAAACCCTTCTTGAGATGTAATACTTGTTATTACGTCTAGACCATCGTTTGAACGACCTTCTAAATTTAAATTTCTATTTTCATCAATATAACCACCATCTATTTGATTATAACTAAAAGAATTATCAATTATGTTAGCGGATACCATATCTTCGATTGAAGTATATCTATTTCTACTTACAACTGAAGCTCTAAAATCGTTTGAAGAATCTTCAATGTCTATTGAAGGGTTTACTGAATTAGATGAACTAGTAATATTAGCTTGAGTACCCAAACCAGTAGCACTATAACCATTATCAGTAACAGTGTCTGAAGGTATTAAGTTTCTATTTAGTAGAAAATCTCTAATTTCTGGAGATAATTCGTTTATATTACTGGCCATGTTGTAATTCTATTTACTAATAAATATAATTTGATTTGTTTTTTCGGTTTAAATAGTTCTAACTTTAGGTTTACGCAATATTAGTATATAATATAGTATATATAATATAGTATATATAATATAGTATATATAATAGTAATTATTATAATAATATAGGTAATATATAATAAAGGTAAATTCATTTATAAAAACAAGTAAAATTGTAAATATTTTTAAAATAATTCACAATTACCTGATTTTAAATAACTTCAACCTAATAATTTTAAGATATTGAAACTGGATTAGAACCTATTTTACCACCACTAATTGCTTTACTTAATTCTTCCATTATCATCTTACTCAAATTTCTCATTAAAATAGGGTCATCCAAGTCTATTTTAGCAGAATCAGAAGATGAATTTACATCAATAGAGCCTTCAATCTTAATAGAGTCTTTAAATTCAACAGAAACTTTACTTGCTCCACTATTACTGACGTTAGTAGTGTTATTTGTAGTAGTTTGTTCAATCATTCTATCAATTGGACCACCTTTTTTAGCACCTACAACGGTATCTTTTGGACTAAAATTAATTGGGTTTTCACCTGGTCTAGCAATAAAATCATTAAACATTTTAGGTTTTTGATTACCACCACCATAATCACCAAACAAACCATCATCTTTAAGGAATCCAGAACCGAAATCAGCTAAACCACCAATACCAGCTCCTACTACTGTTCCCGCACCAGGTGCGACTAAGGTACCAATACCAGCACCTATGGCCATATACTTATTCTGGTCTAAGGTTTTTAAAGCAGCATCTCCTGAATCTAGACTATCATCATTAAAATTACTAAAGGCATCATATCCAGCTGATAATAAAGCTAGTGGTAAAGAAGCTTTACCAAGCCCTTTACCTACCTTACCTAGTTTACCCATTCTACCCACACTTTTAGCACCCTTATCAGCACCTTTAACGCTTTTACCACTAAACATATCAAACATGCCTCCACCACCACCGCCTCTACCAAATGTAGCAGCGTTAAAACCTTTACCTAATTGAAAACCTCTAGCATACCACATAGCGGCTTTACCTAATAAAAGACCAATAGCTGATTCAAAAGGATTCTCGACAATAAGTTTAACTAATGAACCAGATAATTCACCTAGATTTTTTGCAAAATTAGCAAACTTATCCATTGCACCACTATCCACAGCCCAGTCGTGGAAGTCACCAACACTGTTTTGTAATGCACCAGCAAAAGCTTCAAAACCTGGGAAAAGAAGTGTTTTAAAAGAGTTAGTTAAGTTAACTAAAGTTTCATCAAATGTAATCGCTTGTTTAGCTCTTTCTTCTAAAGATTTTTTTAAATCTCTTTGAGATTGAATAAGTGAAGGTGTTATTCTTCTTAATGCTTGAACGTTTTCAGTTATAGTTTCACCTTCTTCAGTTTGCATAGTAACTTTAAATTGACCAGTTTCTTTATCAAACTTAGCCATACTAGCTAAAAAGTCTTTATCCTCATCTTTAAAGATATTTGACATACCCTTCTTAATCTGGTCAAACTTAGCGGCTTCCCTAGCAGAATTGGCTAAAGAATCAAAACTCATACCTGTGGCATTAGCAACTTCTCTAAGTCTATGCATTTCCATAGGGTCAATCATTATCTCACCAGTGGTCTCATTAAACCTAGCAGTCGCTTTGGTTGCGTTTATAACGTCTTCCTGTAGTCCAGCCAAATCATTCCTACTTCTATACATTAACTCAAATGGGTCACCTAATTTAGACCACTCACCGCCTAATACTTGTAATCTAGCAGCAACTTCTACCGCACCTTCAGGTGTAATTACTTTTTCAGCTAGGTTAGCAATATCTTGCATTTGAAATTTAAATTTGGTTGCTAACTCGGCCATTTTACCTAAACCTTTAACACCCTCTTTAAAATTATACCTATTCAATAATCCAATATTACTTTGGATATTCTTAATAACTTTATTTGCGTTAAGTCCCATTTCACTAGACTTATTCACAACATCCTCAACATAATCAACACTACTTTCAGCAGATATATTGAATTTTTCCATTTGACCAGCGAACTCAGCGGCACCTTCAGCACCTAACATAGTACCTTTAGCAAGGGCTGCCATATTCTCTAACTCTTCACCATTTAATTGAACCGCTCTACCTACATTATCAGCATAAACACCTTGTATTTTAGCTAATCCTTTAGTATCAACACCAATTTGATTTGTGTTAATAGAAGCACGATAAATGTTATTTCTAAAGCCGTTAGCTTGATTGGATAATAATCCCATTGACAACTCAGTTTCTTTAACTGATTTTTGTTGTTCAAAGAATTGTTTACCTTGTTTAATTAAACTATTAGTAATCTTCCTACCAATATCTAATCCTTTTTCTCTAGCTACATTTAAAAGGTTAACCTCTTTTACCGCTTTTTTACGTATATCTAACTCTTTCTCACCCTGATTAATTGCATCTTCATTAATCTTGTGTAATTTCTTTAAGTTTCTCCTCTCTTTTTTTAATTCTCTCTCTTTCTCTTTGTCGTTACTAGAGACAGCCTTAGCTATTTCAGCCTCATTCTTTTTTAAGTCTTCAGATACTTTTAGCTGACCCCTTTCTATATGGGCAATATTCTCCTTGTAAGCTCTCGTTTCATTTAAAAGCTTGTTATAGTTGCTTAAACTTTTTGAGGCTTCCTCAGCTAATTCTATACGTTTTTTTAAATCATCAGGTAACTCAGCCATTATCTATTATTTTTAACTTTTAATATTTTAATCTTAGCATCGTTGGTTTTAAGGTCGCAAGTTCCATTAGGGTAACAGAAACTAACTTTAGTTTTATAAGTTTTATCTTCGTATTCATCTAATAACTCAATTTCCCAATAACCCTTTCTTCTATCTCCAATTCTAAGAGTTCTGTCATCAGTGACTTTAGCTTCATAAGTTTTACCAGCTTTACTTAAAAGTTTATTAGATAAATCAACCTCTATTCTACCATCTAATAATTTTATCACAACATATTTATTCTTAGTTAAATAAGAGTTACTAGTACCTGCTTTTTTTAACATGTTTTGTAATTGAAACACACCTTTTGGTGAGGCTCC